AAATCGGACCTAGTCGGAGATATGTTTAAATCTGGTGTTGGTTTTGAGGCGATGCCGCTTTCAACTGTAATCGAGTATGCCGAAGCTGACGTTAAAGCAGCCGGTGAGATTTATTTAAAACAGATGGATGACTTTGCTGATCCTGCAAACCAATCCCTTGAGAATATACTGGAGCTATCCAACGAAATGATGCTGACGCTTTTAGAAATGGAGCGAAATGGCATCAACGTTGATATGGAGGCCCTGTCCGAGGTTGAGCAACAATTCACCGAGGAAAAACTCGAACTTCAGAAGCGATTAAATGAAATTGTTGAAGAGGTCATGGGAGATACAGTAATCAACTTAAATTCTGGTGCAGATATGACGAAAGTTGTCTACAGCCGCACCGTAATAGATCGCGCTGTACATCGAACCCTATTCAATATTGGCATTGGTCCTAACGGTAAGCCTTTACGTCCACCTCGTATGAGTAAAGCAGGGTTTGCTTCAGCAGTACGGCGCAGCACTGAAGTTGTGAAAAAAACTCAGGCAATTTGCTGCGAAGTTTGTAACGGCAAAGGCAAAATACTGAAGTACAAGAATAATGGTGAGCCTTATAAAAAGGAGACCAAGTGCAAAGACTGCGAGGGTAAAGGCGCATTATATATGCCACTGAAAGCTACCGCCGGTTTAAAGCTTTCACCAACAGGGCCTGAGTTTGCCAGCATCAATGGATTTAAAACTGATAAAACGACAATTAAATTATTAACCTCCCAGGCTGAAGTAAAAGGTAATGATTTAGGAGTTGAGTTTTTAACCAAAATATCTCGATTGAATGCCGTTTCGGTATATCTGGATAGCTTTGTAAAAGGCATCCAAACCTGGACCAGAAAGACTGGGCTGCTCCATACAAACTTTAATCAAACCGTAACTGCAACAGGCCGTCTGAGTTCTAGTAATCCAAATTTTCAGAACGTCCCTAAGAAAAACTTTCCTATTCGGCAGTGTGTTACCTCCAGATTCCAAAACGGACTCATAACCGAAGGGGATTTCAGCTCTCTTGAGCTACGAGTTGCTGGAGCCTTATCCAATGACGCTCAAATTATTGCTGACGTTAATGATGGGAAAGACGTACACAGCCAGACAGCCAGTATCATAAATCAAATCCCACAAGATCAGGTATCAAAGGATGTGCGACAAGCAGCCAAGGCATTCACCTTCGCTCCGCTATACGGCGGTATGGGAGCCGGAGAACCAGAACATGTTCAAAACTATTTCAAACAGTTCTTTGTCATTTACTCAGACCTGAAAAATTACCAGCGGCAACTCATGGATGGGGTAATGAAAAATGGTATTGTCCAAAGCCCTTCTGGCCGTCAATATTTCTGGCCGAATCCGAAGCGATATGGCAACGGACGGATAAGTAATTCGACACAAGTTGTGAATTATCCTGTGCAAGGATTTGGAAACGATTTAGTTCAAATGGCATGTGTCAGAGCCCATCGCCGTTTCAAAGAATTAGATCTAAAGTCCCTACTCATTTTAACCGTTCATGACTCAATTGTATGTGATACCCATCCAGACGAAAAAGACATTGTTAACAATGCGTTAACATGGGCAATGACTGGTGTTCTTGATGAGGCGAAAGAGCGTTGGAACTATGAAATGCCCCTACCCTTGGAGATTGAAATCGAAACTGGCACTACATGGCTGATGTAATAACTAAATACACTTATTATTGTATTGGTGGTTGCAACGGTATTCTAAATGTGGTAATCTGAGGGTCCAAGTAAATCCCATATCCATGGAATCTTGGAGACCAATTTTTTGTAACTTTTGAAGGATTAAATTCTATGAATAAAACTAAACTGGATAGCGCCGCTATCGCCGAATTAGCATCTCAAATGGGTGCTAACTCAAACACCAAACCGGGTAATTCTAATGTTAGTCGGTTGCCGCAACTCGTTATTAACTCACAGGTAGATGATGATGCAGGGAATTCGCTTCCTAGAGGTCATTTTACTATCAAAGGTGTAGATACGAATGCATTTGCGGAAATAGCAACCTTCCGCCCCCTTTCACATCACTTCCAATATTTAGAGTGGGATAATGTGAATAACCGCATGTCCTGTAAGTCTAAAATTATTTCTAATTTCGGCGAGGAGCCAATTGATACCAGGGGAACTGTTCGTTGCGGTAAACCCATATCATCCCAATTGAGGGATATGGCGCCAGAGCAGAAGGAAAAATTTGCTGGAATTACATGCTTTAGGCAGGTTCGAGGCTTAGTGTCTGGTACTGCAAAAACAGCTACCGGCGAAGAAGTTATTTGGGATAATATTCCAGTAATTCTGATGTTGAAGGGCACAAATTTCAATCCTTTCGAGGATGAATACCTCAAGGTCATTCCTAAAGGTCGGAATATCTGGGATTTTCAAGCAAAGTTATCTTCAAAGCGGCATAAAAACGGATCTGTGACTTGGTTCACATTCCAATTTGCACCTGAACTTAAAAATCCATTGGGTTTAGATGATAAGGTAGTTGAGACAATCCAAGTGATTGCTGAGAGCATAAAGTCAGAAAACGTTCGAGTTAAAAGAGCGTATGATCTTGCTCTGAGTAATCAGCAGATGGATCAACAAGCCATCGATGCCCTTAATAACAGTCTAGATGATGATTTAGATGATGGGCTTGATCAAGTAGCATGAATATCGAAGCTAACCTACAATTAGCAGCGGATCGCCTGTCTAACAGGGAATTTGATGATCTGAGTGTTTTGGATGGGTGGCTCGATGACGCTGGCGAAGCATTTAAACAAGTGCTTCGTCGGCAGCTCACCGAACACACAGCACAAGATACAATTTGGCGTATGTCATCTATAGGCAAACCAATTTGTCAGCTTCAAATGAAAGCTATCGGAGCAAAGGCTCAACGCAAACCTTATAATTTTATCACCCAAATGATGTTGGGAGATGCAGTCGAGATAATTACTGAACTGCTGTTAAAAGTTGCGGCAGTAAATATTACTGGAGGCAAAGATAAAGTCCAATTGCAGGTTGCAGATGCTTTAATCCGAGGCACCGATGACATTGAAATTGACGATGCAGTATACGACATCAAAAGTTGTTCACCATGGGCCTTCACTAACAAGTGGAGCAATGGTTACGCTGGCTTGGTAAAAGATGACCCCTTTGGCTATATTGGTCAATTGGTCGGCTATGCCGAAGCAAAGAATAAACCACCAGGTGGCTGGATTGTCGTTTGTAAGGGTACTGGTCGGGTGAAAGTCGTTGAGTTCGAAGGCGGACAGGAAGAAATTTCTGCTCGCATGAAGCAACTTGAAACTACTGTCACAACGATCATGTCCAATGCAAAGTTCAGGCGCAGCTTTGATCCTATAGATCTGAAATGGCGAGGCAAACCTACTGGGCAAAAAGTGCTCTGTAAGACCTGCGAGTTTTGTGACTACTTAGGTGAATGCTGGCCCAAGTCTGAATATCTGCCACATCCGAATTCTGAGGCGAAAAATCCGCCCCACTATTGGTTTATACAGGACGAATAAATGCCAATTAAAACCTCTTCGGCGAAAGCCAAGGGGCGTAAGTTGCAGCAGCTAGTCCGCGACAAAATTCTGGAAATATTCCCAAGTCTGACAAGCGACGATGTCGTTTCGACTGGTATGGGGCAAAATGGCGAAGATGTTCGCCTATCAACCGCTGCGAGGAAGCTATTCCCCTACTCGGTTGAATGTAAGTCCAGAAAGAAAATCGCAGTCTATAGCGACTATGACCAAGCCCAAAATAACTGCCCTAACGGTGCAGAACCCCTGGTCATTTTGAAAGCTAACCGCCGCAAACCTCTCGCCCTAATCGATGTTGAATATTTTTTTAAACTTTTACGAAAGGACAAATCATGAGTGATTTACCTGAATCCACTATGGGAATAATCTGTAGCTGTTCTCCCACCGGCGAAATGGACGTAACAACAGGACACAATTTCGGTTCTGAGTTCAATGAAACTGTCAGAACAGAGTTCGAGAATATCCTCGAAGGACTAAACTTCTTTATGAAATACCACACCGAACTCCTTCATCAAATTGGAGAAATGCAGCATCTGTCAGCCACAGCATTAGAGATAGAAGAAGCTGAAATGATGGTCGATTTTGAGGCTGACAAAGTACTGACCGAGAAACTTAAAAAGGGCTCTAACGTAGTGAAATTCCCTAAAGGGAAGGTGCACTAATGAACCGTTTTAAAGATGACATATTAGAGGGTTTTGAACACCAGGACGATCAGGTGAATCACCCTTCGCACTATCGCGCCGGACACATTGAGTGCATCGACTACATCAGCGATTTTCTAACTGATCCTGAATACATCGGATACCTGCGAGGCTCCGTCGCGAAATACCTTCACCGCTGGCCATACAAAAATGGTCACCAAGATTTGAAAAAAGCAGCCTGGTATTTGGACCGGCTGATCAAGGAAGTTGAGGCAAACAATGACAATGATTGATACTAACTTAAACGAGGTTTCCTTCGAGTATTACAACGAAGATAATCCTATTACAGACTCAAATACATATTTGGGCAAAACTCCCATGCAGATGCTCACACAGTTTCATAAAACTATGGGGCATCCCATTGCAGAAACTTATACCCAAAACAGTGAAGCTGACCGCCTTAGAATAAAACTTTTATCCGAAGAGTTCGATGAAGTCTGTGCGGCAGAAACCCCTGAGAACTTACTCAAAGAGTTGGCAGATGTTTTATATGTAACCTACGGCTACGCACTCACATTTGGCTTTGATTTAGATGAAGCGTTTCGCCGGGTTCATGCAAGCAACATGTCAAAAGTAGACGCCAACGGATTTCCTATCGTCCGCTCTGATGGAAAAATAATGAAAGGCGAGAACTATCGGGAACCCGATCTCTCAGATTTGGTGAACTGATGCAGTGTTACGCTTGTAAAACTGAGCTCATCGTCGGGGGTGACCATGAGCCAGAGGACACTGAAGATTTCGCGATGGTGACAAATCTGAGCTGCCCAAACTGTAATGCTTTTTACTTAATATATTGGCCACAGGAG